CTAAAGCTACCGCTGTAACTGGTCTGCACCCATTCGGTTGATTCCCCGTATAACTGCCTGCATAGCGCAATGCCGCGATCCTCGTGTTCGACGCCGTGCTCGTCGTATGTCACATCATTGCTGATTGCAACGACGCGTAGGACGACGCTAGTGGCGGGGTCGATTTGGGCGAAGTGTGCCATCAGAAGGTAATGCTCCCGCTACCGGTCCATTTGTAGATGCGGTAACCGCCGGTTGTGGTGATCGTAGGGCTGCCGGTTGTACCAGCTGCTGCTGGCAGGCTATCGGGATAGCGGATAACCACAATGCCAGAGCCCCCGTTACCACCAAAGTTGCTTGTATCTGGGTTGCCTTTTCCACTGTGCCCACCAGCTCCGCCGCCACCTGTATTTGCCGAGCCATTGCCGCCGTAGCCCGATGTTCCATTGCCGCCGCCTCCCTGGCCGCCTGATGCCGGTGTACTTGAACTGGTGCCGCCGCCACCTGCGCCGCCACCTGCGTAATAGATGCTGGTACCGGTAATTGAGTTGGCGGTGCCGCTGCCGCCGTTGCCACCATCTACTGATCCACCATTAGAGCCAGTTGCACCTGCGCCGCCGCCGCCGCCGCCCCCGGCGTCACCGCTGCCAGGTGAGCCGCCATTGTTGCCCTGTGATGGGCTAGTAGATGGCGTATTGCCTGCCCCGTAACCACCGTTCCACGGCGACCCACCGCCGCCGCTGCCGCCAGTCTGATTGCGACCGCCGCCACCTGCGGCCTCGATAGTGCTCCAACTAGATGCAGATCCTCTGCGGCCTGACTCCACATCGCCGCCAAATGCTGCGCCAGCGCCAACCGTAACCGTAACGGTCGTGCCACTGGTGTAATCAACCGTGGTGCCGCCGATGTTTGTGCGGTAGCCGCCAGCACCTGCGCCGCCGCCGCCACCGCCATCGGTATATGTAATCCCACCATTACCGCCAGCGCCGCCGCCGCCAACGACAAGATACTCAACTGTGAATAAACTGCCGCCACCACCAGCGCCAAGTAGTAGATGTTGAATACTCATCAGCTCACACCTGCACCAGAGATCACAAACGTGTTACTGGCTACGCATAAGATTGTTGCCAGTCCGTATTGCGCCAGTGTGCGGTTGCCGGTATTAGCAGTACCGCCCTGGCGGACGGTAGTGCTGGCACCCTGCGTGATCGTCTGGTTGCTACCGCTGTTGTTGTAAACAGTGATGGCATCGCCAGTGCTAAATACACCGCTTGGGATTGTCACGCCACCTGTTGTAATGCTGATATGTTTGCCTGCATCAGCAGCGACCAGCGTATAAGCAGCAGTCTGTGCATTCTGCGGGATGCTGCGCAGGTTGCCCTTGCCGTCGCTTGATGTCCCAGTTGTTGCGATGTTCTGGCTGCCAAAGTCCGGCGCGATCTTCGTACCAGCAATTGCAGCCGATGCATTAACATCCGCGTCGACAATTACGCCACTGGCGATAGCAGCAACGCCGGCATTGGTGATCGTTACATCGCCGCTCATGGTGACCGCAGTGGCCACATTGCTAGCATTGCCAACCAGCAGCGAACCGCTACTCAATGAGGCGAGCTTGCTAAATGCAATAGCAGCGCTGGAATTGATGTCTGCATTGACGATGGTGTCAGCAGCGATTGCAGTAACGCCAGCGTTCGTAATTGTTACGTCACCGGTTACCGCAACAGCTGTGGCTACATTGCCAGCGCTGCCGATGATAATGTTGCCACTGGTAAGTGATACAAGCTTGCTAAGCGCAATGCTGCCGGCGAGCATTGTATTAGTAACAGTTCCGGTATCACCGTCTGTGATGACAGTGCCACTGCGGTCTGGCAGTGTAATCGTGCGGTCAGCAGTAGGATCGGCTGCTGCAATATAAGTTTCGTATGTGTTGGCAGTGCTACCTTCAAATGCCAATGCGCCGGTTGTGCCAATCAGCAACTCGCCAGTAATGGTTGCCCCGGCGGCGCCGATCTTTTCATTGTCTAGCTCTTCTATCGCTGTTTGAACATTGACTGCTGCAATGTTGCCGGCAGGCGTGAATGTAATATTGATCGCCTGCGTGGCGCCAGTTACAGACGTTGATACGTCGATTTCTTCCCATGTCGCGCCATTCGACAAAATCATGTCAGGCGCTGCAAGCGCTACATGCGGCGCATTGCCTGTCGTAATCGTGCCGTTTTTGCTAACAACCAAGTAGTACCGATTATTGGTGGCAGACGCTGCGGGCAATGATGAATTGGCCGTAAGGCCTGCTGCAGCGCCGGCAGTAGTTACAGTGGCAACCTTTCCGGTGCCAGATGGCGTAGACGCATCAAACGTACCAGCGTAAATAATCTCACCCGCTGTGATCGTAATTGGCTGCCATGCATTGCCATCCCAGAGATATAGGTCACCGTTAAGCGAGTCAAAGAAATACTGCCCGGTGAACTCGGCAGTGGGAAAGGTGATTACGCCTTCAGTGCTGGCAGCACCACCAAACTGGGTAACCGACGCATTAGCTAATTTTGCGCCAGTAACAGAATCATTGGCATATCGCTCAGTTGCAAATTCACCGGTGGTAATCTTTGCCGCTGACAGTTCTGGGATATCGGCCGCCGCAAGTGCCGCGCCAGTTGTTACATGACCCTGCGCGTCAATCGTTACCTTTGTGTAGGTGCCAGTCGTAGCATTATTGCTATGGTTCAGGCGGCCTTCATTTGTAACCTGCAGGCCGTTGCCAGGGTACATTGCACCAAGCGTGCTAGCTGTGGCAGCAGGCAGATCAGCGCCTGTGATCTGACGGCCGGCGGTAACAAGTCCGTTGGCGTCGTAACGCGTCAGGTGGTACTGCGTTGTATTTGCCGTGACGGTGTTATTGATGCGGATCTGGTCTCCGCTCATCGTCAGCCCATTGCCGTTGACTTCAACAGCACCTTTTGCGCCAGCTGCTGCAGTAGGTAGATCGGCTGCAGCGATCGTGCGGTAACTGACTGCACCAGCTGCACCGCTAGGACCCGCCAAAAACTGGCCAGCTGCAGATGTATTATCAAGCGAAGTTGTAATCGTTACTTCGGATCCAACTGTCGTAACAGTGATATTGACAAGGCCAGCGGTGCTGCCGACCACAGAATTGATACTGCCCGAAGCCTTAAACGTAGCCCACACGCTACCGTTCCAGATGTAGCCGGTATTGGTGGCAGTTTCTACCGCGAGCTGGCCGACGAAATTACCGGTTGCTGGCAGTGCCGCAACGATCTGCGCGCTACTGTTATTGGCCAGCTTGTTGCCGGTAATGCCGTTGGTGAACAGCTTGGCAGCGGTTACTGTATTGTCCTCCAGCGCAGACCCCGGCACGCTGCCGGAGGTAAACAGGATCTTGCCGCTTGGGATTGTGTCATCTGCAATCAGCGTGACTGCATTGGCGACAAAATCACTGGTAGTAATCTTCTTCGACTCGCTGGCGCTTACGTCAGCAACAGGTACATAGTCACCAGCCGCAAGGTTTGCCCCGGCCAACGTCTGCAGTTCGCTAATGCGCAGGTCAGGCACGGCGCCACGTCTCTAAATCGATACCTCCAGTTTAGGCCGCTTCTTCGCCTTCCAGCAGAAGGTATCCGCCTTGCTCTAGCAGAATCGGGCTGCCAGATTCCTGCAGCAGTCGGTTTGCGCCAGTCGTGCGGGCGCGCAGTTTGATCGGGCCGGTTGCTACAAAATCAACTGTTGATATGATCACATCACCAGGAGCGAAACTTGTCGCACAGCTGGTGACAAGCGCATCAAACTCCCACCACAATGCATCATTAAATTGCGTAGCGGCGAATGCTCCAGCCGCTGCATCCGTGTTTGCGCTTTTGATATAGAGCTTGGCGCGGAAGCCGGAGCCGATTTCAGTGCGCAGCACCAACTGCATTAAATAATGCACCGGCTCACGCCCTGCTTCATTTACATAATCCCAATGCGCCGTAAGGCGCCCTGATCCTGTAATCAATGAACTGTATTGCTGCCTATAATCATCGCTCAATGTTGTAATATCAACCGTTTCGCGGCTGGTATTAAGCTCGTAGTCAGTTACTGCAGCCAGCAGCCGTCCGCCGCGATCGCGTACAGTAACGCGCACTGGGATATCACGGTTGATAGTGGCGAGGCCTACTAGGCCAACAGTGCTGCCTTCAAGGCTGTCATCAAACGTGTTATAAAGCCTGATGCCATCTAGTTCATCAACATAGATGTACCAGTTGCCACTGGGCTGAACAGTAGCATTTGCCCAGCCTGCAGTAGTAATAAAATCTAGGTTTGTATTATCCGTTGCGGTAATCTCGATAAAATCACCGCTGACTAAAGTGCCTTCCTTAAAGTCAAACGAAAACCTATCCCGCGTGATGTTGACATCAGCGGGGTTAACTGTGCTGAGCAGTTCGCTATCAACTGATCTGCGCGTTAATTCAACGCTGCCAACAGTGCCAAGATAAACTCCCATCAGATCGTTACCTCGCTCAATGCACCGGTTGCCTGGAAGCTAATCTGAGCGGAACTGATCTCGCCGACACTAGCGCCAAATGTCACGCTAGTAATGTAAGCCGTAAATCGTACATCATGATTTGTCGTGCCTTCAACAAGTCGCAGCCGTAGATCAACAGTATCCGCGCTATCAATGCCAGTCACGCGTAGCACTTTCTTTAGCGCCGTTGCGGCATCATTACGGCCGGTGCCGTCGTTGTAATACAACAGTGCAGCGCTGCCATTAAACTCCTGCACACCAGGCGCATAACTCCGCTGTGCATCGCCGAGCGTAGTGGTTTCCAGCATCTCAAGCGAACCGCTTAGCTGCCAGTTGGTGACCTTAATCTGCTCAACCCCGTCAATCAGGAGGCGCCCGTCACGGCCTGTGTAAACCTTTGCCATCAGAGCACACCGATAAGTTTGATCGTGACGCTGCTAATGCCGGGGCGTACACTCGTGATTCTAGGCGGCTCGGCATAGCGCCACTGGTTGCCGCTGGCAGCATCGATGGCACTGCTGGCACCAGTCCAGCCGGTTTTTGCGGCAGCGGGA